AGGCGGTGCAGGCCAAGTTCAGGACGCGAAAGAACGCGCTGGTCATCAAAGATGCGGGTAAGTACGTAGTAAAAATAGGGGACAGTGTACAGATTTACGATGATAATACGCTCCCTCTTAATCTGAGAGGTGGACTCGGCCTATTAAAGTTAGTAGATGCTGAGCACTTCCTAGCTAGCATCGGATGTCGAGTCAATGAAGAAGTGTTTATTGTGTTAGTCAATGAAGAAGGAGAAAGCGCATGATGAAGAAGATAAGCATAGCGGAGCTACTACGCGAACCGTTCAAGAAGCCCAGCCCACTGGAGATGATTGCCGCTGAACTAGCAGAGGCACACCTTGCCAAGCTGGAGGCCGAGACAGCAGTGGAGTATGCACAGAGCATCGTTGACTACAACGTCAACCGAATCACACGGCTGAACGCACGGCTGGATGAATACCGCAACGACATTGAACCCATCAAAGTAGGAGGCACAAAATGAAAGACGAAACGATTAATGCAACGATTGCCAAGCAGTACACCGACTGGATGGTCAAGACAGGCGGCTATGCAAGGGACATGACCATGCGTGACCACTTTGCGGCGCTAGCTATGCAAACCCTGACTTTAGATTGGAGCGATGAGCGCATTGTTGAAGTCTACAAAATAGCAGACGCAATGATCAAGGAGCGCAACAAATGAAAGTCAAAGACCTAGTTGAAGAGCTGCAAGCGGTTGACCCTGAGTTGATGGTTGTGCGTGATGGCTACGAGGGCGGTGTTACTGAAGTAGGTTATGCCGTTATAAAAGAGGTTGCGCTGAACGTCAACGAAGAGTGGTGCTACGGGGAACATGGAATTTTAGACAGCAATGATTACCCTGATGCACAACGCGCAACCGTTGTTTACATTTATTAAGGAGCGCAACAAATGAAAAAACTTATCGCTATCGCCGCTGCCGTAGCAGCACTCGCTGGCTGCTCGGACGCAGACGTTGCATCCGCAAATTTATCCAAGGCGGCAGACCAGTTTGAAATCACGCGCCGTGTGGTGTTCTACAACGGCATCACTGGTGACTACATGCTGACTGTGGAGGGCTTGTGTTCGCTGGGCAACCACGACAGGGGCAGGGAACTGTCCATCACCTGCAAGGTGGGGCCAAACACGTTTAAGAAACACTTCCTCGGTCTGTCCGATAACGTGACGTACTTCGTGGAGCAGTTAGAAGCCAAGCCTGCCAGCGTGTACCACTACCGCGTGGTGTTTAAACCAGCGTCAATCATCCCTGATGTGGAGGTCAAATGAGAGAGATCGACAAAATCTACATCGAAAAAGGCACAGAGCAAGACCCGTACACCGAGACGTTTGGTGCGGTCAAAAGCCTGATTGCTTTTTTGGTGATCTGCGTATTTGCAGGCGCGGCATTCATTGCGTGGGTGAGGTGACGTATGAACGAAGAATTTGAAATAGCAGGAGTGATAGGAACAGAAAAGTTTCCCCAAGTCAGACAATTATGGAACGGGCATACAGTCCATACCGCTCAATCTGACGAACGAACTGTGCCTATGATGTTTAAGAATCTTCCTGCTGGTACGCAACTATTCATTAAGAAAGTCAAAGATGAACATCATTGAACTAGCAAAGCAAGCCAATGGTGAACCGGCATGGAATGGTGGTGTCGATTGGACTTGGGATGAACTTAAACGCTTTGCCGCCTTGGTAGCAGCGCATGAGCGTGAGGAGTGCGCCAAGTTGTTTGAAACAATAACCAAAGACCCCGCAGTGCCACCTGTACACCTTTCGTTATCTGACACGGCAAAAGCAATCAGAGCAAGGGGAACAACATGACAGGCTATCAATCAAAGAAGGCAGCGGCGCAAGCCAAGACAATAGACCAAGTTAATTGGCTAGACCATGAGCCTGATGGGTTGGCACAGCCAGCGCAGGAGCCGGTGGCGTACATCCGCAAAGACCAACTGCAAAAAGCAATGCAATCTGCGATGTTGTGCGAGATCACATCAGAGCCGCGCCAAGACAGGGTTCGCATTTACACCACCCCACCACAGCGTACATGGGTAGGGCTGACGGATGAGGAAGGACAGCGCATCGTCAATAGTTGCCAGACTGGTACATCGCGTGAAATCTTTCGAGCCATTGAGCAAGCATTGAAGGAGAAGAACAATGGATAAAGACGAAGCATTGAAGCTGGCGCTTGATGCGTTGACAGAAATTGCGCGTGATGCAACAACACATTGGGTAGATGAGTGGTGCGGGGAGCTTGCAAACAAAACCCTCACAGCTATTAACGCCTTGGCACAGCCAGCGCAGGAGCCTGTGGCGTGGACACAAAAATGGGACACGCCAAGCGATGCGTTTAACAAGTGGTGGAACGGTGAGTATGATGACAGCACCAATCCATTCACTCAATACAGCATTGCTTATTGGGCATTTGCAGGATGGCAAGCAGCACTAGCTTCACGGGAGCGTAACTTCTGCGAACGCTGCGGTAAACGCACGGCAGACCTGACAGTTATTCACACTTGCACACCACCACAGGAGAAGAACATATGACTATCGGACGATTTGCAATTGGCGGCGACAGCAAACGCCGCGTATTAGGACTAGCTGGTGAGTGGGAGCGCAGGCAAAAGTTACCAGGTGAGGCGCAGCCTCCAGCCATTTCAATCTGGAAGCAGCCCGTGTACCAACCCCCAAAGATGGACACGCCACGCCCTGGCGCTAGTGACCACCTTAAAGTAAAGAGCCGAGGATAAAATGCGTAAATCAACCCACGCCGAAATCCGCGAGGCGCTAAGAAAGATGCCTGATGGAACCACCGTCGTTGTCATCAGCGCCTTAACCGGCCTGCATGGCGACACCGTGCGCCAAGCGCTGCCCAGTATGCCCGACGTGTACATAGACCGCTGGGAGAAAACGGCTAGAAGCAAAGGCTACAAAGGTAAAACTTGGCGTCCTATATACGTTGCCGTGCCCGTACCGCCTAACCAACCCAAACCATGAACGATACGCCTAACTTTGCCGCTTGGACCAACGAAAACCTATCTAAATTTGCCTTGGACGCTTACCTACGCCTACAGGCCCAGCAAGACGCTATCGAGCAATTGCGGGGTGATCTGAAGGACGCTATGAAGCTAATAAGGCAGATTCAGCGGCCCGACGCTTAACCAGCCCCGGCAGCACCCGCCCGCCGCCCTTGGTCCACAGCATTAGCTGTTCTTGGGCGGCGTCCCAATCTTGCTGATTAATCTTGCGCTTGAGCGTGCTAGTCTGCAACCGGCCCGTGCCCAAGTTGTAAGCAAAGTCTACGATAGCGTTGCACTTGCGTTCGTCGGTCAGCAAGATGGGACACTGGCGCAATACAGCAGGCAAATAGGTATGGTGCAACTCTTGGAGCAATAGCGCCGCAGCGTCCGGCTCAGACATAGGCGCGTCTGTCAACGCCACCTTACGCCCGTCAGCGTAATAAGTGCTGCCATAACCAATCGTGGCGACACCCGCAGGGCAGAGGTAGGGTTTACCCCTATACCCCTCAAACTGCTTGCACAGTGCTGCGGCAATGTCTAGCTTCATAGCCCACGCTTGGCCAGGGTACGGTCTAGGAACCAGTAGTTCAAGGTGCCTGATACCAGCGCCGCAAAGTCAGCGGACATGATCAGCTTAAACACCGCCTCTGGTGGTGCGCCAGCCGCCCATGCGGTCCACGCGAACCAGATGTGGGCGAAACTCCACAGCATCAAAATCCAGTAGGTTGCCACCGGACGTACCGAGGCGGACAGGCTTGCAGCCCAGCCGCCTGCAGCTTTGACCATCTCTGTCTGCTGCTCCACGGCGGAGTTGAACGCTTCCATCACGCCAGCGTCTACCGTAGCCTCGCGCTGCGCCCCAATCTCAGCTAGCTTTTGCTGGCCGCGCAACTGCTCCAACTGGCACTGCTGGCTGAACATAAGCAACTCATGCCCCCGCTCATTCTTTTTGTCCATCCATTTGAGAACTTCAGGAGCCAAACGGAATACACCCCCAAGCAGGGAGCCAAGGATACCGCCACCAAGTAAATCAAACATATTAGTCCTTTTTGCAATGAGGAGCAGCGTCCTCGTCATGGGAAAGTTTTACGCCAGCCAGCAGGCCAATAAAGCCGCCGACAATGGTTTGGAACGCGGGAGAAATAAGTTTAAAGATTTCTTGATTGTCCACAAGCGGGTCAAACAATCCCGCCATCAGCACCGCCACCATACCAATGATAACTACGCACAGGGTAAAGCTGACCATAAGTGTCACGGCAAACGTAAGTTTTGTCTTAATGGTACTGTTCACATCAACCCCTCTTAATCAAGAATTCCCAAGCCAAGCCCCCAATCGGCACAATCATCGCAATGGCAGCAATAAAAAGCAAGAAGTTCATAAAGGCATCACCCGCCGCTTCCTTGTCCTTTTGTTTCTGCTCTGCCATTACCCTTTCCATATCAGAGCGTTCCTTGTGCATCCGCACCCGCTCTGCCATCATTTCTTCCCAGACTGGCGCATTGCCGGTCATAAACAGCAAGTCCTTTATGTACCGCTCATCATCTCTTAGTGCCTTAGACGCTAACGCTATCTTCAGGGCTTCTGAGTTTATCTGTGCATCGCTTTTCTGAATACTCGCTACTCGTGCCTTGACGGAGGCTGCGTGAACCTGATCTGCCGCCGAGTAGAAGCTGCTGAACT